TCAAAAACAGAAAAATAACTCAACGGAAGATAGGGAACGATTGAAGATGATTTTATCGATAAAAGTGCATAGCAATGCGTTTTTTTCCACTTCAGGAGTTGACTTACTTTTAAGAGTAGAGATAATTTCTTTTCTCCTGCTCATTAGTTTTTTCTTCGCTAAAAGGTGGTCTGGCTTAGGCTCTGGTGGTTTATTTTGCTTTTGTAATGAATGTATCTTGCTTTCAATTAACTCTTTCCTCTGCTTAAATTCAGCAAGGTTATAAACACCTTCCTCATAGGCCTCTTTAACTCTTCTTAACTTTGTATTTTCTTTTTCTATCATAAAATCAATGTTCAGTTCTTGTGGTTCTTCGTGTGGTTGTTCTTTTGGCTTTAGCTGAAAGTCACCACTCTTTAGAGTATCATCAATAGCATTAATAACAACCTCGTTTAGCCTATTAACTTGAATTGAATGTGATACATTACAAGTGCCATGTGCATACTTTATACACTGTAAACCATTGCAAGACATAGACATTGTAGCACCACAGTTAGAACACTTAACAAGACCTTTAAGCATATATTCCTTGCCATTTTGCCTGTCAGTAATGTAGGGTCTGTATTTTGCTTTGTTTTCGTCTAACTTCTTCTGGACCTTATCAAATAGGTCAGTATCTATAATAGGCTGATGAATACCATCCACAATCATTATATCTTTATCATCATAATTTCTCCTGGTTCTTCGCTTAGGGTTCCAACGAATTTTGCCTATGTAAACCGGATTACGCAAAATGTATTCAATGGTTCTGTTTTCCCAGTTATTACCTCTAGTTGTCTTAATGCCTAGGTCATTCAGTTCATTGGCTATTGCTCTGCATCCAACACCATTAAGATACTTGATGAAAATTCTCTGAACAATAGGAGCATTGATAGGGTTGACCTGATACTTCTTATCAACAATATCGTATCCAAATGCCGGTATAGATACTGCACCACCTCTGCTGACCTTTTCTGTCATTCCTCGTTTAACTTCTGTGGATAGGTTGATAGAGTAGTATTCATCAAACCATTCAATAATTCTCTCTATCAGACTACCAAAAGGACCATCTATAATAGGCTCTGATGTGCTGATAACATCAATGCCACGCTTTTTTAACATACCCTTATAGAAAATAGCCTCTTCCTGATTTCTCGCAAATCGGCTAAACTTCCACACCATAATTGCAGAGAATGGGGAAGGGGTTTGTTTAGCAACTGCTATCATATGGTTAAACTCAGGTCGCTTACTTGCCTTTCTACCGGAGATACCGTCATCACGAAAAATATATTCTTTAGGTATCAAGTAGCCTTTTTGTTTTGCAAATTCTCTAACAACTTTAATTTGGCTATCCGGTGAAAGCTCTGTCTGATCATCTGTGCTAACTCTGATGTAAGCAGCCGCGATTTTTAAATCATCCATTCATTTTGCTCCTTTCTTATCTAAAAAAGGGTGCAAAAATCCCTTGTAAATTATATTGAAAAATTTACAAGGGTATGATACAATATTACTTGCTATGAAATAGTATCATTGCACCCTGTGTAATGGTGTCGCTCTCTAGTACGCCAATACTAGAGGGCGATTTTTTTATTTGTTACTTTCTATTATTTGGTCAACCTTCTCTAAATCTAAATTATAATAATTTGATTTTCCTATTTTTTTCTCAATTAATATTTCAGATTTTTTTATTTCATTTAACCTACTAATTATTGTAGATTTACTTAATTCATTTGTAACCATTAATTCTTTTATTGTGATACCATTTTCTGAAAAAAGTGTTGCCTGTACTAATTGATAATAAATATTGTCATATTTCTTATCTAATCCTTTATAGAAATATGGTATTGCATCACTATAATAGATTAATAAATTTTTACGATTATTCAAAGCATTATATAGTTGTGTCATGGACTCTTCAACTATATCTACAAACATAAATAGAAAAGGTGTTATGTCACCTTTGTTTCTAGGATCATTACAAATTTTAAAAGCCTCATAGTAACTTTTTAGATTTTCTTTAATTGTATATGATATTCTAAAACCAATTATAGGTTGCAGACATTTTGTTAGTAAATAACTACTTATAAACCTTGAGGTTCTACCATTTCCATCATAAAAAGGATGTATATATCCAAATAGATAATGAAAAATTCCTATCCTTATCAAAGGTAGAATATCATCGTTTTGTAAAAGGTTGATGGCTTTTTGCAATGCTTCAATTATTTTGCTTTCAGGTGCTAAACCGTTATGAATTATTTTTCCAGTTTCAGACTGCACACTAACACTTTCTTTTCTAAAAAGAACACCATCAGGAGCATTTTCAGGATCATCTTCAATGATTTCCGGTAAAGCCAATTCATTATATATTTCTCTTATGTCCTTTGGTTCTTCTATTTTGATATTTTCTTTATCAAAAAGAAGAATATATTTATTTACAAGTCCTTTAAATCTTTTATTTGAATTAGTATTAATTTCGCTGATAATATCATCAATTTCACGCCTTGTACTATAAACTCGTTCTATTTTATTAGACATTATGATTTCATCTATTAAACATCTTCTACTGAATTGATTTATAGAAAGTTTTGGAAGAAATTGCACAAGTTCTTGTATTTTTTTATCCATTACTTCGATTGAAATAATTTTTTTTAGTAGCTCAGGGTCCTCTAAATAAAAAAGTTTGTTGCCTTTGATTTCAAAATCTAGGAAAAAAGTATTTTTTGACTTAATTCTTTCGTTATATACTTGTTCATATAAATCTTTATCAATGTAGAAAAGTTTATATAAAGATTCATACATAATAATCACCCTATCAAAAATATGTATTTATTGTACGCAAGACTAGTATAAATATTCTTTCGAGTGTAAAAATATAGCATTTTAAACCTCGAAGTAATAAAATATTAACATACGAGTACAAAAAAATCAATAAATAAATCATTAAATTATAATTTTAAAGCCTCTTTATAGTCCACAATCCATTGTGGTTTATAACCGTTTGAATATTGGAATTTATTATTTTTGATTTCGGCTACTTTTACAAAACCGTTTTCGTTATCGTAAAAGATAACTTCATCACAAAGTGGAAGTACAGATTCCAGTGACTTAATTCTTCTGTCAAATCTTCGTTTAACATCATCAGAAGGAATGTTGTGACCACCCTTTTTAACTCTGTTAGCAATACGGTTTATGCTTTCTTCCATTGAATTAAGACCAACATAGTACATTGTAACATAGTAGCCTTGCTTTCTAGCTTGTTTAATGGTTCGTACAGTTCTATGACCGGCAAGGGTAGTTTCTTGTGTGAAAGAAATATTATTGTCTAGGCAGTAGTCTATTTCTTCTATTGCCTTTTTACCTGCCTTAATGTTATCAAAGTTGTTTTCCTTTGCAATAACATCTGCATCTATAATGTGACCTAGAAGAACATTCTGACCTTCTAGTACACCTCTTAAACTTGACTTGCCTGTACCATTAACTCCGGCTATTAAAATATAATTGTTCATTTTATCACCTTGTTTAACTTAGTAATATATCGTTATTAAGTATTGACATAATATGCCAAAATATATTATAATTATACTGAAAGTGAAATAACCACTCTTTGCTTTCATATAAGCACTATCTTGTTCCCATCAAGGTAGTGCTTTTTCTTTTGTTAGGGAGTCGCATTTTGCTACTCCCTTAATTTTATAGAACTATTTTTGTTGTAGGCATTCTTTGATTTTCAAAGACTCTCTATACTGTTCAGCCGGTGCAAAGCGAGTGAACTCAACGGTTTTGTCAAAATTCTGCTTAACAACTTCTTCTATTTCATCAAGAGTAACATTGAAGAATTCTCTTCGAGGGTTAACCATATTGACTTTACGATTTTCAAAAGCCTTATGTAGTGCATTTTCAAGTGCAGGGGCATCATCAGAAAAAATCATTGCATGAACATCAAACTTGAATGGTACTGAGGCATCACCAAGTTCATCAACTCTGTCTTGTGGTTCAAGTCTTCTAGTCATACCGATTTTATAAACATTCTCGCCAAAAGCACCAATGTTTGATATTACATACACATAACCGGCTCTTGCATTAGCCTCTCTGTAATCAATATTTTCAATAGATTTCTGAATTTCAGAAAGTTGGCTTTCAATTTCAGCCTTTTTGTTAAGTAGTTCATCCTTTTCATTTCCATCAGCTTTAGCGATTTGTGTTTCTAATTTTTCTAAAGCATTTGTGTAGTGGCTTTTTTCTTTAAGGACTTTCTTTCTGGCCTCTTCAATTTCTTTTTGGAGTTTTGCCTCTTCACGAAGTCTAGCACGAATTTCCTTTTGTTCTTCTTTTTCTTCTTGCTTTTTCATTCTATATTCAAGTGCAAGACAAAGTTCTTCATACTTGGCATTGAAATATTGTGAAGTAATCGCAACACTCATTATAGTGCCAAGTTTAGAGATAGCCTCACAAGATTTTTGCATCCTCTTTAATGATGAATCAAAGGTGTTATATTTTACCTTACTAATTAACTCATCACACTCACTATTAAATGCTCTAAGCAAAAGTTTTTGCATATCTTTTACCATTTTATTACCTTGTGCTTTACTACCATTGACAGTCCAATTTTTATTTCCGGTAACTGCACAGTTATTTTTGATGATGTCCTTTTGCTCTTGCCTAATTGAAGTAAGTCTTTCTTTATACATTTCAGAATTAGCAAAATCATATATAGGTTGATAAAGTCCAAAATCTTGCATTATGGACTCCTCATCAAGATTAATTATCTGTGACTTTTTATCTTGTATCTCATTGTTTAAACTAGAGACAACATTGTTTAGATTTGCAATTTCACTATTTTTCTGTGCTATAACATTGTTTAAGCTATTAACTTCATTTTGTAAATTGCTTATTAGATTTTGTATGTTTTCAGCCTGACGCATTTCTGGAGTAAAAGTGCTAGTAAGTTCCTGAATTTTAGCTTGTAGCATTTCTACTTCTTTCTTATACTGATTACCTTTAAATGTATCAAATAAACCCATTTATCTCACTCCTTATAGTCTCAAATACCAAAAAGGTAGTTGAGGTTTTTCTTTATTATAATTGTATATCTATACTGCATTAGCCTCTAGCTCATTAAATATAACCGGTTCATAGTCATAGAAATGATCTAGCTTTATATGATTAAGTTCGTGTTCGGTAGCTTTTAACTGTGTATCTTTACTTAAAGCAGTATTTATATACACATTAAAGTTACCATCACTATCAACAACAGTAACGCCCTTTATCTTTAAAGGTAGTGCTATTCCTCTTATGTAAATATTACCCAAGTTTTAATCATCCTCTTTTAATGCCTCTATAATCTTAACTGCTTTTTCAACATCTTCTTTTGTAGCACCCTTAGCAAGACTGAAAAGCATTCTCATTTCACTTCTATTTTTCAATTCTTCTAGGTATTCTTGAAGTTCTTCATCATCTGTTAGTTTGTTGTTAGTGTCCTTATTATCAGTTTCCCAACCCATTAGATAGGCTGGTGATATAGATAAATAGTTGGCAATAACCTCTATTTTATCAGATGGAATATTAGTTATAATGTTATTTTCATATTTGTACAATGTTTGTTTACTTATTTTACAAGCGTTAGCAAGGTCTGTTTGAGATAAATTTTTAGTTTCTCGTGCTAGTTTAATTCGCTCACCAACTGTCATAATTATCACTCCGTATTAGTAATTTAATTCAATTATAGTGCTAATAAAGTAACTTGTCAAGAAAAATATTTCTAAAATTAAGCAAAAAATATCTTGACAAGTTACGAAACACAGTGTAAAATAAAAGTAACTTAAAAAGTTACGGAGGTGATTTGAATGGTTAATACCAATGAACTTAAGGCTGCGATAGTTCGTAAAGGACTAACACAAAAGGAAGTGGCAAAACAGCTCAATATGTCAGAAAGAACCTTAACTAATAGATTTAGTAGGGGAATTTTTGGCAGTGATGAGATTGAAAAGCTAATGAATGTTTTGGACATTAGCGACCCAATGCCAATTTTTTTTGCTCATTCGGTAACTTGACAAGTTACAAACATTCAACTTCATAATTACCCACAAGTAATTATACCAAATCAACTGTCCCATAATTGGGACTTATCAGAAAGTAGGTGAGAAAATTGGATACATCATTCGTTATTGATGAAAACAAGCATTGTTTTCTTAATGGTCAAGAACTTAGGAATGTTATAAATGCAGATATAAAAAACATCAACGCTACTGAAATGACAGAAGTAGTGCTTACTGTTTTAGTAAAAAGCGTTGATGTTAAATATAGGTGCATTAAATAAATTTTGAAACTAAGTCAATTACATCAAGTAAACCATTTTTAAAACGATTTTCCATATAAATGATTGCTTGATTTGTAATTTCAAAATTCCCTGTTATAAAAATTCGTATAAAATTCTTTTGACCAAGTTCGAGAAATGTTGTTGTAACATCATCAGGGTGCCATTTGGATAGTAATTTATCAGACTTGTAAAAGTCTTCTTCAAAGTCATTAGATGAAGTTTTAGACATTCCATTTTTAATTCTTTCTAGGTACATCTTATATATGATGCAGATCATTTTATCAGCGTCCCTAGTAAGTTCGGGCATAATCATACTTTTAACCTCCTTTCAAACTAATTATAGCATTTGAAAGGATACAAGACAAATGAAAATAGGTGAGGAATAAATAAAATGGAGAAAAAGCCTGTATTTACAGAGATAAGTGGTACAGAAGTTGATGCACTTTTATATACTGCAATGTTTAATGAAGTGAACAGACTTGAAGATTGCAAAAATAAAAAAGAGCGTCAAAGAATTAGAGATTTTATCCTATCAGCTTATCGAGATTTGAGAATAGCATAGTGGAATATTAAAAGCAATAAAAAAAGTAGGTGAGTTTTTGGAGAAAAGTAGGGTTGCCAGAGATTTCCTTATAAGACTAAGGCTTATAGAAAGAGAACTACCAAAGGACAGAAATACTCCGGAGGGGCTCCACAACATTAAGTATTATGTTCAATATGTTTCTTTAGATGGTTTTATTCTAAAGGAAAGAGAGGCTGATAGTTTTGATTTGAATGACTTTTTCAGATATGTAAGGAAAATTGACGAATAGGACAATCAAGACACAACATAACTTTTAGTGAGGTGATGAAATGGCAAAAGTGTTAGCTTATAGGGTATGGGTTGATGATGGTGGCAAGCAAGTGCTGTGGGCAGAAAAGGACCACAACGGCAACAAGACCAACCATCTGACCAAAGAACAAGAACAACGCTATATTAATGGCATATGTTTAAGAATAAGTCAGGGTATGACTGACTATGTGAATAACCATCCTGATTCAGCACTACTGAATTAGGCAAAAGAAAGGAAGTGAAAAAGGTGGGAAGTTTCACTATTGCAGTTATCATTCTAGCACTTGTACTTCTAGTCATAGGTGTTATAGGTTGTTTGAATAAGGCACACACAGATAATACCAAGTGGCTTCAGAATAGCTGGAACGAAGTGATGAATGAGCAAAGGCACTTGCTAGAAATGATTAGAGAAAATCAGAATCAGATAGCAAGGCTTTTAAGAAAGTTGGAGGAAAAGGACAATGAAAGAAAAGATTAAAGCAGTAGGACTTGCAGTAACAATAGTGGTTACAATAATTGTTTCCTTAGTGCTACATATCAATTTACTATCAAAGTATGGTGGTTTCTTACTTCTTCCATTCTTGTATTTTGGACTTGTGTATATCCTACCACGCATATTGTCTGATATTTTAGCAGACTTCAAAGTTGCATACAGTAGGGAGAACCTCTGTATAACTAAAGACGATTATCAGACAAAGTGTTTTGAAGAGGCACTAGGCACAAAACCGGAAGAAGTTGAACACATTGTTGAGGGTCAGGAAATATGAAAGTTATACAAGATGTTACAGACAGATTTGGCAGATACCCTATTATTTTCAAGGGCAAAAATGTCAAATTAGAGGATATTCACGATTGGCTTTTCTCGCATTTTCAAGGTTATAAATTTGCAATAGTTATTGACGAAACTGTTGACGAATTTGAAGAACAGTTTACTAAGTCAGTGTATGTTTATTTCCTTGATGAGATTACATCTGAGTTAGAAGCCTATTGTAAATAAGAAAGGCCAGAAGTATGAACACAAAGTACATTTTTCCGTTGCTATTAATAGCACTTGATGTAGGTGCTGCAATAGTCTATGGAGTAGGTAAAGATTTCAAAATGGCAACATATTGGATTGCAGCTGCAGTTCTTAATATATGTGTGACCTTTTAGGGGGTGAAAGAAAATGTTTTACAAGAATGAGGACAGAAAGTGTGAATGTTTTAAATGTGAACTTAACACAACTTGCCCTTATATCGATAAGTACCAGCGACTTGGCAGAGAGCATAAAGGTGCTTTAGAACTTTGCAAAAAGTTACCGGAAAACCAAAACAAAAGAAAAAACCACTAAGGAACGGCAATTCCCTAGTGGCAGAAAGGTGTTCCTATTACGGAACATAACAAAATAGTTTAATTTCATTTTAGATAAAAAATTCTAAAATGTCAAGTTTTTTTAAATGAAAGGAATAGTAAAAATGAAAACTTCCAAGATTACAATAAAATCTCTGTTTGGTATCTCAGAACAACAGATTAATGGCAATAGCATTGAAATTACAGGACAAAAGGGTGCAGGTAAGACATCTGTTTTGGATGCCATTAGGTATTGTCTTACCAACCGTTCCAATCGTGATTGGATTATCAAAGAAGGTGAGAATGAAGGTGAAATCATTGTTGAAACAGACAGTGGTTTAACTATTGACAGAAAGGCTAGAACCAACAAGGCTGATTCCATTAACATTAACGAAAATGGTAACAGAATAACAAAGCCCGAAACTTTCCTAAAGTCCATTATCACACCTCTACAACTTAATCCTGTAGAGTTTACTCAGATGACAAAGCAAGAACAGAACAGAGCCATCCTTGATTTAATTGACTTTAAATGGGATATGAATTGGATTAAGGAACAGTTTGGAGAAATTCCACAAGGTGTTGACTATGAACAGAATATTCTCCAAATTCTTAATGATATTCAATCAGAGAATGGTGTGTACTTTCAGAGTAGGCAAGATATTAACCGAGAAATTCGCAATAAGAAAGCCTTTGTTGAGGATATTGCTAAGGACATTCCATCTGATTACCAAGCTGAAAAATGGAAGAATTATGACCTGTCATCAAAGTATGAAGAACTAATGAAAATTAGGGATAGAAACAACAAGATTGAAAGAGCAAGAGCCTTTAAGGATAGTTATGATAACAAGTTGCGTGGTATTGAGGCTACAAGAGAAATGGAAATTTCAGGAGCAGAAAAGGTCATTGCAAATGAGAAGGACAACCTTAATTCCACAATAGCAAGACTAAAAGCAGAGATTAAGGCTTGTGAAGATAAGCTATTAACCATTGACGATAAGCTACAAGATAAGGTTAAAATTGCTAATTCTAACTATGATGTTGCAAAGGCAAAACTTGACTCAGATATTGGTGTTGCAGAACAGTTTATTTCGTTACCTATTACACCTGTTGATGATTTACAAAATGAAATCAATGAGGCTGAAAAGATGATGAAACACCTTAATGAGTATTTCCGTATGACTTCCATGCAGTCTGAAATTGCTGAATTAAAAGAGGTTTCAGAGGCTTATACTGAGAAAATCGAGTTAGCTAGGGAACTTCCCGGAGAAATTCTTGAAACTGCAACACTTCCGGTTGAGGGACTTACAGTTAAGGATGGTATTCCACTTATTAATGGATTGCCAATCTCCAACCGTTCCGACGGTGAATTACTTGAATTATGTGTTGACATTGCAATACATAACCCTAGTGGTCTTCAAATCATTCTTATTGACGGTGCAGAGAAACTGGATGATATTAGCCGTAAAAAGCTATATGAAAAGTGTAAGAATAAGGGATTGCAGTTTATTGCTACAAGGACAACTAATGACAGTGAGTTATTAGTAACTGAACTATAAGGAGTGATAGAAGTGAGTAAAACACATTGGAAAGCATTAACTAACCCTAACTATTTGGGCGTTTATTCCTTTAGTGATAATAAGGATATTGTAGGTACAATCAAGACTGTTAGTAACGAAGTTGTAACAGGTCCGGGTGGAAGAAAAGAAGAGTGTACTATTTGTCATTTTGTAGAGAATATTAAACCAATGATTCTCAACAAAACTAATATGAAAGCTATTCAGAAGATTGCCGGTAGTCCTTATGTAGAAGATTGGCAAGGTACAAGAATAGCCGTTTATCCTGACCCATCTATTATGTTTGGTAGAGAAAGAGTGGGTGGAATACGCATAAGAGATAAAGCTCCACAGATTAATGAACAACTACCTAAATGTGAAATCTGTGGAAATGAAATTCATCCGGCAGGTAGTATGACTGCACAACAAACTGCAATTTATACTAAGAAAAAGTACGGACAAGCACTATGTGCCGATTGTGCTACAAATAAAGCAAAGGAGATTAAGGAAAATGCTTAATAATGAAAACTATTTCAGTATTGAAAATCAAATGAAGTATATGGGTGTATCACAGTTTAAATCTTTTGAAGAATGCCAAGCCTCTGCTCTTGCAGAGGTTACAGGCAATTATCAGAGAGAACAGACGACTTCTCTTCTTGTAGGTTCTTATGTTGATGCACATTTTGAAGGTGCACTTGATATTTTTAAGGCAAAGAACCCAGAGATATTCACTAAAAAGGGTGACCTTAGATCTGAATATCGTAAAGCTAATGAAATTATAAACAGAGTAGAACAAGATGAATTGTTTATGAAGTTTATGAGTGGTGACAAACAGATTATTATGACCGGTGAAATTGAGGGTGTACCGGTTAAAATCAAGATTGACAGTTACCATCCTGACAGTATGATTGTTGATTTAAAGTGTATGAAAGACTTTAAACCGATCTATGTAGAGGAGAGAGGCAGACTTAATTGGATTGAGGCATGGAGATATGACTTGCAAGGTGCAGTATATCAAGAGATTGTAAGGCAGAATACAGGCAAACAGTTACCATTCTTTATTGCAGCAGTAACCAAAGAAACAGTACCTGACCTTGCAGTAATTGAAGTGCCACAAAGCTACCTTGATATTGAATTGAAGAATTTTAAGGATAAAGTGCAATTTTATGACGGTATCAAGAAAGGTATTTTTGAACCTGAAAGATGTGAACATTGTAATTATTGCAAGGAAACCAAGGTCCTTAAAAAGCCAATAAGTTTGGAGGAACTGGAATTTGAATAATATAGTTTTAGCAGGTAGATTGACTAAAGCCCCGGAATTAAAAGTAACTAATTCCGGGGTTGATGTGCTACCTTTTACAATAGCAGTAAACAGAGCATATGCAAAGAGTAATGATGAAGTAACTGCTGATTTTATTCCTTGTATTGCGTGGAGAAAAACAGCAACCTTTATTAGTAAGTATTTTAATAAAGGTGATGGCATTGTTATAAAAGGCAGATTAGAAACAAGAAAATGGGTAGATAATAACGGTAATAATCGAGTGGCTTATGAAGTGATAGTAGAAAATACAGAGTTTCCACAGGGCAAAAGTAAAAATAATACTACTGCTACAAATACGCCAATACCAAGTATGGCAGATGATTTACCGGTTGATGATGATCTGCCTTTTTAGAGGTGATTTTATGACTATACAAATTGATACTAGAGATAAGTCAAAAGCTATAAAACAAATTGTTTCCACATTTAATAAAGAGAATGTTAAATACTTCCGTTCAAAGTTATTTATAGGTGACTATATGAGAATGGACAATCCTTTTCTTGTAGTTGACCGTAAGCAGAATTTATTAGAAGTGTGTAACAATGTGTGCCAAGACCATAAACGCTTTATAGCAGAGCTAAAGAGAGCAAAAGAGTATGGAATACATATAGTGTTTTTAGTGGAACATGGAGAAAATATAGGCAAACTGGAAGATGTTAGAGAATGGGTCAATCCAAGACTTGAAAAAAGTCCTTTGGCTCTTTCCGGTGAACAACTATATAAGAAGTTATCTATTATCAGCAATACATTTGATACTGAATTTGTGTTCTGTAATAAGCAAGATACAGGACATAGAATAATTGAAATATTAGGTGAGAGTAATGGCAAATCCTAAACTTGAAGACGGTTACATAAGAATAGCAAATGAACTGTATCAAGCCTTATTTAAGGTTAATTTAAACGGCTCTGAATTAAGGATAGTTCATTTTATTTTGTATCAGACTTATGGTTATAATAAAAAAATAAAGAAGCTCTCTGCCACTTACATATCAGACGGTACAGGCATTCCACTAAAGACTGTTAGAAGATGTTTAAAGTCTTTAGTGGAGTATAATGTGTTAATTTCAAGGGGTGCTGATGCCTCAGCAAAGATGTTTGGAATTAATAAAAACTACGAAAAATGGGTACTCAAAAATGGGGAGAGGGTACCCAAAATTGAGGATACCCAAAAATGGGTAGGGGGTACTCAAAAACGAGCAGAGGGTACTCAAAATTGGGCAGATAGGGTACCCAAAAATGAGTATGGGGGGTACTCAAATTTGGGCACAAAGGTACTCAAAAATGAGTACCAATACAATACAGATAAAACAATACAGAACAAACATAACGTTTGTTTGTTAAGTTATAGTGAGAATGAAGAAAAACAAACAAAACCAACATTGAAAGAAATTGAACTGTATTGCAAATCACAAAAATACAGTTTTGACTATAAAAAATTCTTTGACCACTACAACGCCTATGATTGGAAGTACAAGGGCAAAGAGATAACAGACTGGAAGTCATTAGCTGACAAGTGGGAACAGATTGAGAGAAAAAACAATCCTCAGTACAGTTCATCAACCTCATATGACATTGACGAATTAGAGAACTACTCCATGTTTGATGAAGAAAGGTGAAAGTTATGGAATGCAAACATCTTGAACTTCCTTGTATGGTCAGAAGAGGAAGAGAGTGTAAGTTCAGCAAGTGTATGCTTGATAGTGGACAACAAAAAATCAAAGTTGTTAGAAAGTGTCCTTTAACTCAAAAAGAATGTGTTAGGCACTGTGAGTGGTTTGATACAGGCACTAACAGATGCGTTGTGTGGAAATTGGTAGGTAGCAATGAGAAGTGATGAAACAGAATTTGTACCAATGTTCAATAACAACAACCTGTATGGCTATAAGCTGAATGTAAATCATCCACTTATCAGAAAAATTTATTTGAGATACAAAGCAAAGTTAGGCATAGTACCTAGAGTTCCTTTGAGTGATTCACAAAGATTTGAATTTGAAGAAGTAACAATAAAATACCTAAAAGAGAAAGGAATAGTGAAGTGATATGGTAAATCAGTATTTTAAGAATTGTAAAATGTGTGGGAAGAAATTTGTTACATTTAATCCAAGAGTTAAAAAGTGTGATGAATGTAAAAGTGAAGATACCATTACTCATAAATCAGATAAACAGAAAGCAGAGTCAAAGCAGTCAAGAGAACATAACCTTAACCGTACTTTGTATAATTTACATAAGTACAACGAAGAAAACGGTACAAGGCTAAGCTACGGTCAGTATAGAGCTAAGATTGAAATAGGAGAGATTGCTATATGACAAGTGAAGATTTAAAGGTTGAAATTAAGGGTCGAGAAATAGTTATCAAAAAGCTTGATACTGCAATCAGAGCATTACAGAAAACTATCACAAGAATTAAAGCTAATCGTGAGGAACGCAAAAAGAAGGTGCTGGAATATGCATCAGAAGATGAATTGGCAGAGGCTTTTGGTTACGGAGATATTTCTGAAACTGAATATTATACATTTCTTGATGCCTTGAGAGATGGTGTTGAAGTAATTGACAGAGAAACAAGTCCACAAGAAGTGGCATTTCATATTTTGATTAGTTGGAATTCTAGAATGATACAAGATTGTGCAGACCTAAAGTATGAAATGCAGAAACTAAAGGATGTGAAACAATGAACGCTAAAGAGTACCTTAATCGTGTAAGGTTTGCCGATATAAGCATTAATACTAAGAGTGATGAATTGTATCACCTAAAGCTAAAGTCATTACAAGTAAGTCCACAGAGCCAAGGTGAAAGGGTACAGAGTTCCGGTAGTGGTGGTGACTTTACAAAGATTATTGATAAGATTGTTTTATTACAAGCTAAAATCAATGAAGAAATTGACCAGCTTGTAGAATTAAAGGAACAAGCCAGAACCCTTATACATAGGCTAACTGATGAACGATATAAAACAGTTCTGACAGAGTATTACCTAAATCATAAAACATGGGAGCAGGTAGCTGATTGTATGAATTATGATTTGAGATGGGTATATAGAATACATGGGAAAGCCTTGAAAGAGTTTAGCAAAGTATTAAATAGCCATTAAAAGCCACTATAGAAAGTGCTATAATGATATTATGGAAAACCGAAAGAGATAGATAAGATTGCAAGAATGATTTTCACTTCTACTATTCCTCTTGTAAAAAATTCAGCATTACCCACCTAATCACTTAATCACTTAGGTGGGTTTTGTTGTAGTGAAAATTCACATATATAACCATCATATTTTATTTATACTGACAATTTATTGCAAATTACAACATTTTTTATTTAATTAGTGTATAATAGAATATGAGGTGATAGTTAGAATGAAAAATATAGGATTTTTTACAAGAAAAACTTTTGAAAGAGATATGGGTACAAAGATATGTAAATATACTACTTACTATCAAATGAAACAAATTATTATTGATTCATATAAGTATCAAAGTAAGTATGAAATTGAGAATGAAATAATAAGGCTGAAAACAGAAAGTTTTGATACAAGTAACTGTTTTAATTTGGTTACATTTTGGATTAATTTAGCACTTACTGTAATTTCATTAATGATTGCAAAAACATTTTCAAAATATATTAATGACAGTTTATATGAATTTTTTATTTTTGCCCTTGCATATTCAGTTGTTGCATTTATAGTATTTGGCATAATAAATGGGTATAAAGTTAATTATTATAAATTTAAACTTGAATGTTTGGAAAATTTAAAATAACATTTTGTATTGAAAAGGTTAAGCGCTGCTTAGCCTTTTTCTTTTGCATTTTAATAAAGAGAGGTGGTGTTATCATGAATGATAAGCTAAACGCAAGACAAAAGAAATTTGCTGAATATTATGTACAGAGTGGTAATGCCACAGAAAGTGCAATAAAAGCAGGATATTCAAAAAAATACGCAAACACTAACGCATCAAAACTACTACAAAATACTACAATAGTACAGTACATCAAAGAAATTTCCGATAAACTGAAAGATGAAAGAATAATGTGTGCAAAAGACAGACAAGTAACATTATCTGATATTGCAAGAAACGATTTAGAAGAAACATCTGACAGAATCAGGGCTATTGATACCCTTAACAAAATGACAGGTGAATATACCCTAAAAGTTGATGCAAATGTTGGTGCAGAAGTTTCTAAACTTGATGACCTGATTAAGCAAATGAGTGTTGATGATGAGTAATTTATTACTTTCTCAAAAGTATAAAGATTTCATCAAATGTAAAGCACCTGTTGAGTTTCTTGAAGGTACTACTGCTGCAGGTAAAACAACGGTAGGTATCTTTAAATTCTTTCTAAAGGTTGCACAAAGTAATAAGAAATATCATATCATTGCCTCAAAAGACACAGGTACTGCTGAAAAGAATATTATTAATAAGGACCTTGGTGTTGTTGATGACTTTGGTGTTCTTACAGAGTACAACGGCACCGGTACAAAGGATGAAAAGATACCACACATTCTGTTCCATACAAACAAAGGCAATAAGATTGTGTATGTTATGGGTTATGGTGATAAGAAAAAGTGGCAGAAGGCTCTGGGTGGTCAGTATGGTTGCTTGTATATTGATGAAATCAATACAGCAGATATAGACTTTGTGAGAGAAGCAAGTATGCGTTGTGACTACTTTATGGCTACTCTTAATCCTGATGACCCTAATTTACCGGTGTATAAGGAGCATATTAACTGTTCCAGACCACTTGAAAAGTACAAGTCAGATACACCGAAAGAAATATTAAATATGCTAACAGAAGAACCAAAGCCTAATTGGGTCCATTGGTTCTTTTCTTTTGAACATAACCTAGGACTGTCAAAAACTAAAATAGAACAAATTAAATTGAATGTTCCAAAGGGGACAAAGCTTTATAAGAATAAGATTTTAGGACTTAGAGGCAGGGCTACAGGTCTTGTGTTCAGTAACTTTGATAGAAATGTTCATATTAAATCAAAAGAATGGGCAAAACAGTTCCTTACTGATGATAGAAAAAGAAAAAAGGAACATTTTATTATCTTTACTTCAGGGCTTGATACTGCATATTCCCAAAAGTCCCCTGACACAATAGCAATGACTTTCTTTGGAATAACTAATAGAGGTAATTGTATTCAGCTAGACGAAAAGGAATATAATAATGCAAAACTAAAAACACCACTGGCACCCTCTGATGTGGCTATAAACTACATTGAATTTTTAAAGAGAAATCAAGCTGAGTGGGGACTTGCAAGAAATGTATTTATTGATAATGCAGATCAAGCGACTATAACAGAATTGAACAAATATAAACGCAAGAACGGTTGTGTATTTACATTTAATAACGCATACAAGAAAACAACAATAATAGATAGAATTAATATGCTCTTAGGCTGGTTTGCTAAAGGGCATTATTTTATACTGGAACATTGTACAAGCACTATACAGGAATACGAACTGTATTCTTGGCTAGAGGATAAAGACAATACTCCTGAAGATGGTAATGATCACTTTATAAACTCATCACAGTATGGGTGGCTACCCTATAAGGATAAGATAGGATGTGAGTAGAGAATGGGGCTGATTAATAGAATGGCTGATACAGTAAGAAAAGGATTAAGGAGTTTTCTTAGGATTACTTCTGCATCAGATACTACCATTACAATCAGTGAGGGTGTAAACCACCTAACTGATTGTGCTAAAAACAGAATATGGTATTGGGGCAAGAGTAAGCAACTTCAAGAACTGTATGAAAGTCTTGATGTTCAGAAAACAATGTTTTGGAAAGCTAGACCTACAGCAGGTCAGGAGATACAGAAAATCCATGTTGCTATTCCTGCCTTAATGGTTGATGTTATTACAAATATTCTAAAAACCGATTTTAACGGTATTGAGATACACAATAATAATTCAACCGAATATGAAGAAGTATGGGAGGAAATACAGAAAGAAAATAATTTTGCTGATGTGCTTGAAAGTGCAATTAAGGACCTTGCAATAGTAGGTGACGGTGCATTTAAGATTTCATTTGATAATGAGATTTCTAAATTACCTATCATTGAATGGTACGGTGCCGAAAAGGTAAAATACACTTATGCTCGTGGCAGAATCAGAGAAATTAAGTTCTATACAGAATACACAGAAAAGACAAGGTGCTATCAGTTTGAAGAGACCTATGGATATGGATATATCAAGTATGCTTTATATGACAGTAACGGAAGAGAGGTTGACCTTCATACTGTGAGTGCCTTGTCTTGGATAGATAGTGAGGGCATCACATTTGATAAATCATATATGTGGGCAGTACCTTTAATTTATAGCAATGGCTTTTATGAGGGTAGAGGTAAGGGTATTATCAGTAACAAGGAAGATGCCTTTGACAGTATAGATGAAATATGGTCGCAGTGGATGGATGCCTCTCGTTCAGCCAGATCAAAAACATATATGCCTGATTGTTACATACCTAGAAATCCTGAAACAGGTGAGCCTATTGCACCAAACCCATTTGACAACAGGTACATTGCTATAGGTAACGATATGAAAGAGGGTGTAGGCAATAAGATTGTAACAGAGTCACCGTCTATTCAACACGAAAGTTACCTATCAGCCTATGTAACTGCTTTAGATTTGTGCCTACAGGGTGTTATCAGTCCAAGTACTCTTGGTATTGATAATAAGAAATTGGACAATGCAGAGGCACAGAGAGAAAAAGAAAAGACTACTTTATATACAAGACAGAACTTTGTTAAACTTCTTGAAAAATCATTACCTAATCTTGTTAAGTCCGTACTTAATGCTTATTATGAACTAACAAATAAAACCTTAGTACCGGCTGACCTTGATGTGGCAATTAACTTTAGAGAGTATGCTAACCCTAGCTTTGAAAGTCAAGTAGAAACTGTAGGTAAAGCAAGACAAAGTGCAATAATGAGTGTTGAAACTTCTGTTGAAAAGCTCTATGGAGATAGTAAGTGTGCTGATTGGAAAGCTGAGGAAGTCAAAAGAATTAAGGAAGAACAAGGCATAACCACCCTTGATGAAACTTCTGAAATTGATGACCTAAATACGGTACTAAACAATGGCTGATTATGATATTTCTAAAGCCTTTGAAACCATAGAAAATGAACTCATTGACAGTATGATGAGAAATTTTAAACATCATAGGGCAGAGGAAGAAAAGGAAGGTTATAACTGGTCACAGTGGCAGTCTGAACAACTTAAAAGCCTTGAACAGTACCGTAGAACCAACCAAAAGAAATACGGTAAGCAGTTTTCCACATTAAATAAGAAAATTGAGGAAATGCTGAAAACTGCAATGGCTGACGGCAATGCAAAGCAAGAGGCTGAAATATTAAAAGCTATTAAAAAAGGCTTTAATGTCGGTAAGGTAAGTCCTTCAGCTACCGGTGAATTTTTCAAAGTCAATGACAGAAAGTTAGATGCACTTATTAATGCAACTAAGAGCGATATGAAAAAGGCAGAAACTGCAATACTCAGAATGTCGAATGATAAGTACAGAAAAGCTATTTTCACTGCACAGGTGTATGCAAACAGTGGTGCAGGTACATATGAAAAAGCAATTGATATGGCAGTTAAGGATATGTTACAAGCAGGTCTTAATTGTGTGGAATATCGTAACGGTGCTAGGCATACACTTTCCGACTATGCAGATATGGCAATCCGTACTGCTAATAAAAGGGCTTATCTCTACGGTGAGGGTCAGAAAAGGCAAGAATGGGGTATTTCACTTGTGGTGGTTAATTCTCGTCAAGGTGGTTGTCCTGATTGTGCACAGTACATTGGCAGGGTATTTATTGATGATGTGTATTCCGGTGGCAGTAAAGCTGACGGTAAGTATCCTTTGCTTAGTGAGGCTATCGCAGGTGGCTTGTTTCATCCAAGGTGTAAGGACAGTACAAGTACCTATTACGAGGGTATTACCTCTCTTGAACCCGTAAGCAGTGAAGAACTTGCCAAAATGGAAGAAAGAGAAACCCTAGAAACAAAGCAACAAAACGCAGAAAGACAAGAAAAACGATACAACAGACTTGCCCAACATAGCCTTGATGAAGATAATAAAATAAAGTATCAGAATAGAGCTGATGATTGGCATACAAGCAATGAAGAATATAAAGAAAAACTTGATGAAATAATTGAAAATTCTGTTGAAAATTCTAGTGAAAGTGGTATAATTGAATTAAGAAGTGTTGATGCAAGAGATAAGTTGAAAGATATTGATACTTCAAATATCCAAAAACTAAAGTCAGGTTTTTCTTGTTTTCCTAAAGGTGATTTACTTAATCAGTTTATCAAAAAAGTAAAATCAAAGGATGGTTACTATGATGTAGGGATGCATGGCACTCCTACTGCAATGTGCTTTGGTACAGATGCACCAAACACTTCACCTAGATTATTAGCAGATGTTATAAGGCGTAGAAAAGATTATAACGGAGAGAATATTCGTTTATTATCATGTAGTACAGGCAAAATAGTAGATGGTAATTATTGCTTTGCTGAAGAATTATCCAATGCTTTAGGAGTTTGTGTTGAAGCTCCTAGTGATGTATTGTACATAAGAAGTAACGGAACTTTTTCTGTTGGTGAAGAAGAAACAGGTAAAATGATAACATATAAACCTAATCAGAGGGGGCGTATAAAATGACAGAAAAAAATGGAATGAAATTTTTTGGTTATTGGGATAATATGCCATATTCTACTCTTACAGATAGCTTTGATGAATTATCAAAGATAAATAATAAAATTGATAAAAAGAAAGTTATTAAGCACATAGAAAACTTAGATGTTTGGGCTACTAGTTTACCAACTTATGATATGTTTACTGGTGAAAGAATACAAGCTGGTAAATATAAGGATGGGAAATATGTTTTCCCATTGGATTTTTTGCACTACTATAAAAATTATGATATTGGTATTCCTTTGGAGTATGAAGAATATCTGAAATCTATATTATAGCACTTTACGATTTGTGAGGTGCTATTTTTATTTAAAAGAAATTAGGTGATATGTTGATATGTCCGTATAGAGATAAAGTGGAAACCACTGTGCAGAAAGAAAGTTATTGTTATAATGACGATAACCCTGAACAATGTACAAAAACAGATACTATCGTACAAACCATTCATCAGCCAATGAAATGTGTAAAAGCTGAGTGTGGGGCATTTTACAATGGTAAATGTAATTACAAAAATTAATATTGTTATTAGGCACTAACTCTTGTTAGTGCTTTTTTAATACCTAAAAGGTGGTGATGATATGAAAGTAAAGGTTACTAGGGACTTTAATGATGTTGAGAATAACCTATGCACAAGGCATAGTGGTGAACTGTATGATTGTTCTGATGAAAGAGCAACAGAACTAAACAAACTTGGCTTTGTTGAATTTGCAGAACCTAAGCCAAAAGAAGAAACAAAGAAGTAATTTAGCACTAACTTAACCGTTAGTGCTTTTTTATTGCCCGAAGGCACTAAACTACGAGAGACACTTGTACAACTGTAAATGAGAGACACTCTATAACTGTATTTTGGGAGACACCCACAAAACTGAAAGGATGATTAAAATGGCAGAACCAAATAATCAAAACAACAACCAAAACAATAATCAAAACACCAACCCACCAAGTGGCAATGAACCAAGCAGTAATGCACCAACTATTGATTATGATAAGTTGGCAAGTATTATCAGTGGCAAACAAAGTGCAACAGAGGACACAGTTCTAAAGTCTTACTTTAAGCAACAGGGTCTTTCTGCTGATGAAATGCAACAGGCTATTGCTACATTTAAGGAACAGAAAAAGCAGAATACACCTGACTTTAACCAAATGCAAAGAGACCTTGATTCAGCCAATAATGCAAGACTTATTGCAGAGGTGAACCAAGTAGCAACTCTTGAAGTTATTAAGCAAGGTGTGGATGTTTCAAGTGTTCCATATGTGCTAAAGTTAGCTGATTTTTCCGGTGCAACTACTGACGGCAAGATTGATAATGACAAACTTTCAGAGGCTGTCAAGAAGGTGCTTGACGAAGTACCGGCACTAAAGAAACAATCTAATGACGGTGCAGGTGTACAGAAAATCGGTGGTGATGGTGGTAACAACAACAACCCTGATGAAGATACTTTGAGAGGTATCTTTGGTATCAAAACAAAAAAATAAAAGAAATGAGGTAATTAAATTATGGCAGTATTAGAATACGCAACAATTTTCAGTAATGTTTTAAGAGAATTATATGGTCAAGAACTAACTTGTGATGACCTATATCATTCAAATTCAGACATTCAGATTGTCAATGGTAAAGACATTAAAATTCCAAAGCTATCTGTAAGTGGTTACAAGGACCATACAAGAGGTGGTAGCTTTAACTCAGGTACATATTCAAATGGCTATGAAACAAAGACACTGGATCATGACAGAGATATTGAGTTCACTGTTGACCCACTTGATGTTGATGAAACAAATCTTGTAGTTACTGTCAGTAATATTCAGAATAGATTTGAAAAGACACAGGCTATTCCTGAACTTGACAGTTACACTTATAGCAAGATTTACACAGAGGCTAAAAGAGTAAATGCAAATATTAAGACAACTGCACTGACAAGTGCAAATGTACTTTCTGACTTTGACGATAACCTAGAGGCCTTTGCAGAGGCAGGTGTACCACTTGATAGAGTTATTCTATATGCAACACCAAGTTATAAGAAGTTACTAAAAAATGCAGAGGGTATTCAGCGTACACTTGAAGTTAGTTCATCTTCAGGTATCGACCGTAGAGTTCGTTCTCTTGATGATATTAACAAGATTGTAGAAGTGCCTAGTGCAAGAATGAAGTCACTATTTGACTTTACAGACGGTTGTAAGGCAGATAGTACTGCAAAACAGATTGACTATATCCTTATTGACCCAGAGGCACAGGTTTCAAGAGTTAAGTATGCATATATCAAGATGTTTACTCCCGGTACAGATAGTAGAACTGCTGACAATTATATGTATCAGAACAGAAAAGTAAACGGTACATTTGGTATTGATGAACTTCTAAAAAGTGGTGTTATCATTCACGCAGAGGCTTAATGTGAGGTGATTAGAAGATGAAAGCTATTAAAGGCAATAAGTCCTATACAGTAAACACAGAATCAGAGGCAAATACTTATCTTGCACAGGGCTATGATGTGTATGAGGATAACGGTACACTAAAAGAATATGGTGTCGGTAAAACAGTACCACTTGAAAAGTTTAGTGCAGTAGAAAAGGAAAATGCCAAGCTAAAAGCTGAACTTAAAAAGCTAAAGTCAAGTTCTAAAAAGGAATAGGCTATGTATGTAGATTACATTAGAAGTATTACTAATGATAACACAGAGATAACTACTGCTAACCACATTGACATTCTAACATTTAACCGTATCAATTTTGACAAATTGACCTACTTTCAGAAAAAGGTTATCAATGAAGTCCATAGCAGACTTACTGCTTTTTATAGAGAAAATCAAGAATTGATTACTACCTATCTGCAAAGCTACTCAATTAACGGTACATCAATGACTTTCGGTAGTTGTTGGAATTTAATGGTGGTTAGTGGTGTTGCTATTCCACAAGAACTTTATTCTCTGCTTAAAACTACAGGTTTATGTTATCCGACAATATGAGGTGATAATATGAAATTTCCCAGATTGGTGTTGAAAAAGTTTTGCAAAACACCTTGTGAGGTTGTGGTGTATGATGAGGGATTAACAGAAGATGGTGCACCTAAAATTCTTTACGAATGTAGGTTTATTTATCCATCAGACAGTATATATCCCTCTGATACATTGTTTTTAGCACCTCTGTACTGTAATTATCAGGATAGAGTTAAAACTGTATATACAAGTGATAAAAAGAAAGTAGAGTGTACAGGTGTTTTGCTGATACCCTTTGACTTTTGCCCTAACAGTTCCATTAGCAGTGGATATGTTACAGTAAACGGTGTGAAAAGAGAAATTGTTAAGTGTACAAAAGGAAGAAACCCTGACGGTACAGTAAACTATGTTGAATTGGATGTGATGTAGTGATTAATGTTAATTCTAAGGTTAAACTTAATATGAATGTTATAAGGCAATTTGATAAAGCTACTGTAACGGCTTTAGAACAAACTACTGATGCACTTTTGACAGAAGTAAAAAATGCACAGGTAATGCCCTTTGATACAGGGAACCTTCAAAATGAGTCAACATTTGTTGACTATTCACATTCAGCACAGGGAAAAACTACAATAAGTTCAAGCACTCCATATGCAAGAAGACTTTATTATCATCCGGAATTTAACTTTCAGAAAACTAACAATAAAAATGCCGGAGGTAAGTGGTTTGACCCTTGGCTAAAGGGTGGTTCAAGGGAAAACTTCTGTAATGAAGCTTTTGAAAAGATTTATAGGAGGCTTACAGGCTTATGATGACTTTAGCAAATGTAAGAGATTTCTTGAAAACAATTATAAATGCAGAACATTTTTACATAGGCAGACTTGACAATAAGCAAGATAAATCTGTTGGTGTATACACCCTAAAAACCAGTGGTGAGCCTCTTCGTGGTGTTGGCACAGAACTATCTTATGATGTTATTGCAGTATCATTGCTTATTCATTGGAATAATAATGCAAATGAAACAGAGGTTTGCGCAAGAACTCTGTATAATAAACTTCGCACAATTAAGAATGTTACAATAAATAATTCTAAAGTGTATCTGATTCAGCTACTGACACCTGAACCAATAGATGTGGGTACTGATAATGAGGTGTACGAAAGAGTTATTGAGATGAAAATATTTTTTGAAAGAAAGGAAGATTAATTATGGCAAAAACAACAGGTGTTTATCCTTGTTATGAAAATCAGTTTCAAGTAAAGACAACCGGTTCATCAGGTACATATGCCGATATTGCCAATATGACAAGTTTTAGTGTGGCATTTGATAATGGTGTTCAGGATTGGAATTCTTTTGACCAGCAGGGTTGGACAAGTAGATTAGCTACTACTAAGGGTATTACAATTACTGCCAGTGGTAAGCGTACTGTTGGTGATCCGGGCAACGATTATATTGCAGGTTTGGCTATGAAAAATGGCAGAGATTTATACACAGACTTCAAGTGGACTTTCCCTGACGGCACCGCGGTTGAATTTACAAATGCGGTTATCAATGTAACATCAAACGGCAGCGGCGAAACAGGTGATGTAGCACCGCTTGAATTTGAAGTTATGTCAAACGGTAAACCTAAAGTAACACCGGCAGCATAAGGAGTGACAAAAATGAGTAGAATTATTGATATTACAGAAAAACTTAACTTTGACGAAAAGCCAAAGATTAAGATTAAGGACAAGACTTTTGAAGTAAATGACAGTGCAGTAACAATGCTAAAGATTTTACCTAGTCTTGAAGATTTAACCCCAAGCAAACTTTATGATTTCTTTGAACTTCTATTTAATGAGAAAGACAGAAAAGCAATTGAAAAAATGAACCTTAACCTTGAAGATTTCTCTCAGGTCATTATGTCAGCAGTTGAGCTTGTTGCAGGTACTGTTGAAGATAATGAGGGGGAAACAGTGACCCCGGATATGACCTAATAGATGATTTTGACACAATAATTTCATCCTTTAGGTCTGAATACGGGGTCTCTATCCGTTCAGAAGAATTTAGGACAATGCCATGGAGTGAGTTTGTTTCTTTATTATCCGGTTTAGGTCCCAACACAAGCCTTGCAAGACTTGTACAAATCAGGATAGAAGATGATAAAGAGATGCTATCAAACTTCACTCCGGCACAAATGCGTATAAGGAATGAATACCGAAGAAAGAGAAATACCTCACTTGCTAATTCTAAATCACTAGATGAAACTACACAATTCCTTAATGATATGAAAAATGTTTTTATTCAAATGTCATAATTTAGTGTTGATTTTTACCACATTATGTTGTATAATGTAGTAGAATTAATACAAAAGGAGAATTTGGTAATGAAAAGTAGTGTATTTAAAACCGTAGCAATTGTTTTTGCTATTCTAGGTATTATCGGTGGTATTGTTAACGGTAATCAGGAACTGGATGGTTTTAGTTTCTTTACAATGATTTATACTTGGATTGGAACTGCTTTATTTGTGCTTATTTTCTATGGTATTGGTACAATCTTGGAGCATTTAGAAGATTTGAAAGACTCAAATGCCACAATGTCCACAACTATAAAGAATGATATAGAAAGCAAGAAAAAACCATCAAAAGGCGAATGGAAGTGTCCTAACTGTGGCAAAATCAATCAGAACTATGTTGGTTCTTGTGGTTGTGGTACTCCTAAGCCTAAGAATGACAAATGGGAATGTCCAAATTGCCATACAATGAATACATATAGTAATGACCCGGAATGTAAGAAGTGTCATTGGAAACCGTAAATGATATAATAAACAAATTAGCCACTCTGTAATAGAGTGGCTTTTCTTATGCGTACATCAAGTGGTGTACGCTATTTTTATACCCATTTTTAGGAAGGAGGTGTGTTAATGACAACAGCAGGACAAATTGGAATTGATTTAATACTTAATAGCACCAGTTTTAAAAAGTCACTTAATAACATCCAAACACAAGCTAATAATGCCGGTAGTAAAATTGCTAAATCATTAAGTGGTGTTCAATCACAAGCTAATAATGCAGGTTCAAAGATTTCAAATTCTTTTAGCAAAATTGCAAAGGTAGTAGGTACTGCTTTTAGTGTTGCTATGATAACTAGATTCAGTAAAGAATGTGTATCTGCTGCAAATATTCAAACAGAGGCTGAAACAAAGCTAACTACAGTTATGCGACAGAGAATGAGTGCAAGTAACAAAGCAATATCAAGTGTGAAAAACTATGCATCAGCTTTACAAGAAACAGGTGTTGTAGGGGACGAAGTTCAACTTGCCGGTGCACAACAGTTGTCAACTTTCCTTAAAACTGATGATGCACTAAAAAAGCTAATGCCGGCAATGAATAATCTTGCAGTACAACAAAATGGGGTTAATGTAACATCTGAGAGTATGGTTAATATCGGCAATCTTATGGGTAAAGTAATGCAAGGTCAAACTTCTGCACTTACTCGTGTAGGTATTACATTTTCTGATGCACAAGCACAGGTTTTAAAGTATGGCAATGAAGAACAAAGAGCGGCAATGCTTTCTCAGGTTATTACTGATAATGTAGGTAATATGAATAAGGCTCTGGCAAATACACCTGCAGGTAGAATTCAGCAACTAAAAAATAGCTTTGGAGATATGCAAGAAACTTTAGGCAGAGGGTTAAATAATGTATTTTCTCCTATGCTTGGTTTTCTTACAAAAATAGTTACAAAGCTATCACAAGTAGCTAGTGGGTTTGAAAACCTTACTAAGAAGATTTTTGGCGATTCTAATAGTGAACAATCATCAGCCGGTATGAACAATCTGTCAACCGGTGCAGATGATGCAACTGCTTCTGTTGATAATAACACAAAAGCTATTAATAACAATGCCAAAGCAAAGAAAAAGGCAGAAAGAAGTCTTGCAAATTTTGATAAGCTAAATGTGCTTACAAAGACTAGTACAAGTACAACAACATCAAGTAATCCATCTACTTCAAATTCCTCAAATTTACCTAAAAATATAAATAATAATAATACTGCAAATAAAGCCATAGACCGAGTGTTGAATAAGTGGAAAAGTGTAATTAATAGTATTAAAAATACACTTGGGAAAATAAAGTCAGCACTTATTGCAATAGGCAAGTCTTGGGTTAATGTATGGAAAAATGGAACAGGAGAAAAAATACTTTCTAACATTCGTAAATTACTTAAGCACTGCATTGATAATATAGGATTTATCGCTGATGCCTTTACAAAAGCGTGGGAAAAAGGAAATTTAGGAAATCAAGTTGTACAGTCAATTCTTGATAGATTTAATAGCCTTATAGAACTTATAGATGTCATTGCTAAGGACTTTGGAGAAGTATGGAATGAAGGTGTTGGTGTCAGAATTTGGACTAATATACTTAAGACTATACGAAACTGCAACAATGCAGTTACAACATTAAGAGAAAAAGTAATAAAGGCTTGGAATAAAAATAATCTTGGAAAAAAGATTTGGAAAGATATTTTAGGTATAGTTGAGGATATAACCGGTTGGCTTGCCGATATGTCACAGATACATCTTGATTGGTTAGAAAGCCTTGACCTATATCCTGTTATGTCATCAGTTGAAGGTCTTACAAGGGCTTTTAGAAAATTGCTAAAAGCAGTTGGTGAAAAATTAAAAGGTGCTTATAAAGGGGTACTATTACCTTTTGCTAAATGGACTATTGAAAAAGCAGTACCTAAGTTAGTAGATGCCTTAGGTGAAGCACTTGAATTTGTAAGTAGTGTTGTAAGCAAAATTCCAAAATCATTGCTCTTAGGCGTTGCTTCCGGTATTACTGCTATTGGTTCAGCAGTATTGATGTTTAAGACTGGTAATACCATAGCTAAAGGTGTTACAACAGTTATGAATGCTATAAAAACTTTTGGTACAACAATAAGTGGAGTTTTCTCAGCACATCCTGTACTAATTGCTGCAAGTGTTATTGGTGGTATTATCACTGCTGTAACAACTTATAATCAGTTAAAATGGAGTACAAGCGAGGCTTATCAGTTTGAACAAGAGATTAATAAGATTGTTGATAACTTAAAAGAAACAAAGGATAAATTGACAGAAACCTTATCTGAAAGCCTTAGTAATATGAGTGACTTATATTCTAATAACACTGTTATTGACGATTATCAAAAGAAATTGGATAAACTTCTTTCTCATGCAAAACTAAGTCCAAAAGAAATGAGTCAGTTAAATACAATTGTCTCTTATTTTAATAAAAATATAGATGGTTTTAGTAGTACATGGAAGAAGTATGTTACTACTAGTGGTGACGGAACTATTAAGCTAAAGGGTAATCAAGAAACTATTAGAAAACAGCTTAATAAAACTATAGATAAATACCAAGAACTAGCTAAACAATCAGCTATGGCTGATATGGTTTCATCCAATTATTCACAATTAATCAGTAGTAATACAGAATTAAGTAAGGCACAAAGTGATTATGATGCTAAGCTTAAAGAATTTGAAAAAGTTGATAACAAAATTCAAGCACTAATAAAGAAGAGAGATAAGCGTAGTACCAGTGGTTTAGAAGCATCAGAAATTAATGCTCAAATTACTGCAATTAAGAAACAGTATAATTACGAAAGTTTAAAATCAAATCTTGATAAAGCAAAAAAGGCATATAATGATGCATTAGGCTCTTATAATGCACTGGCTATTGAAACAGATGAATTATCAAAAATACAAACAGTATTAAATGGTGACTATTCTGATTCTGCCTCAGTAATGTTAGCTTATAACTCCGGACTTATTAATATGCAAGATATTAGTAAGAATACAAAGAAATCTATTGCACAGTTAAAGAAAGAGGCTGAAAAGTCAGGTGAAAACCTAGTTTTAGGTATGGAAAAAGGTTGCAACACTTATAAAAGTGTAATGACTAAAAATAGTAATGGCTTGGCTGAAAAGTATTTGACTACTTTTGATAGGGCTATGGATATTCATTCTCCATCTAAAGAAATGAAGAAGAGAGGTATTTGGACTGTACAAGGTTTTAATATAGGTGTTAATTCAGAGAGTAAGACCGTTTCAAAAACAATGCGCAGAATGTGGGACAGAATTAAAGCACCGTTTACAAGCGTTGCTGACTGGTTTGAAAACATTTTCAAAGGTGCATGGAACGCTATTAAAAAAGCGTTTACCGGTGTCGGTAAATGGTTCAAGAATTTGTTTAACGGCATTATTAGCTTTATTAAGGCACCTATCAACTTCCTAATTGACGGTCTTAATACACTTATCAAAGGTGTTAATAAAATTAGTTTTGATGTGCCTAAGTGGGTTCCGGGTATCGGTGGTAAGAAGTTTGGTTTTGACATACCACAAATCCCTCATCTTGCAAAAGGTGGTCTTGTTAAAGCTCCAACCTTAGCAGTAGTAGGTGATAATATGGGTGCATCCTCCGGTAACCCTGAAGTAGTTTCACCTCTTAATAAACTTAAAGGTATGATTCAGGAAAGTTCAGACAATGGGGACACAGAGATACTTTCACAGATTTTACTGTATCTAAAGAGAATGTATGAAATGTTTATTATCTTTAGAAATAAAGGTGGCAATACGTATGAATTTGTTGCAAAAATTAACGGTAGCGACATTTTCAAAGAGATTGTTAAGCAAAATGAAATGTACAAGAAAAGGCATAACGGTAAGTCGGCATTTGTATAAGGTAGGTGGTTATATATGGCGAACTATAAAGGTTATCTAATTGCATTTAATAAAAACATATTTCCTAATAAGTGTATTGCTGAGTATTCTACTACACCTAACCAAAGAATGGAAGTATCTGCTGAAAGAGATAATAACGGTGACTTGCAAAGAAAAACTTTATCAAATCACAAAACTAATATTACTTTTTCCACCCATATCCTTTTTCTTGATGACAAGATTAAGATACAGAATATCATCAATAAAGGTATTGTAAATTCTACACAGAGAAAGTGTAAGGTTGAATATTGGAATGATGAAGAAAACAAATACAAGGAAGGTTATTTCTATATTCCTGATGTGGAATTTTCAGTAATGGATGCATCATCAAATGACATACAGTACAACCCTATTACATTTGAATTGATTGAATACTGAGGTGATGTAGTATGTATATGTTTAGCAAGAATAAAGCTGAGGACCTTGAAATTAAGAAGAAACTTCTTGAAAATACAATATCAAGAAATATTCAGATTGTCTTTACCGATACAAAAAGCATTTTACCAAATGAAAATATTGTATTTGATAGCCTTGAATTAACTAATTCTATTTGTGACGATAGCACACTCCGTTTTGGTGGGTGTATATCGTCACAACTTACTTTTAGCACTATTAATTTTAAGGAGCAATTAGTAGGTAGAGAAATCAAAGTGTACATAAAGCAAAGTTATTTGGATAATGTTTATCCGTCTAAGGACTTGTACCCATCCGGTGAACTTTATCCTTGTAAAGTGGTAGATAAGTCAGCTTGTATCTTTACCGGAACTATTGATAGTGCAAAAAGACAACAGAATAAAACTATTAAAGAAGTTACTGCTTATGATAACTTTTATCTAGCCGGTAAAATTAATATTTACACTTGGTTCTTTGGTTTTGCAACTTACTCTCCAAATGCAACAATTAAAGTTTTAAAAGAATGTGTAATTGATATGTGCGAAGAAAAAGGTCTTATTGTTGACAGTAACTTTTATGATAGTGAAGATGATAAAAAACTTTCTTTATCAGCTACCATTGTAAAAGAAGTTTATAACGGTAAATTAACAGTACTTAATTTACTTCAAGATTTGTGTGAGTGTTCTGCAAAGTTTGCTTTTTGTGATGGGGAAGGAAGTATTAAGTTTAAGAAATTACCACAGGAAAATGATGTAACAGATGTTTATACTGTTGGCTATTATTCAGACTTGAATTTTGAAGATTACACAGTTGCTAAGATAACTAAAGCAAGATTTAAGTACAGCAAGGACAAGACCTACACAGAAAATATAGTAGCCACATCAGGTAAGCAAAATTATTATGACGGTGATAACAAATTTATCTCTTGTAATACAGAGAAAACTCTTGTTAGTAAATTTATAAGACCCTCAGGTGCTGTTTATGGTGGATGGATGTTCTATGAATACCGACCTTTTAGCGTTAACCTGTTTGACCGTTGGTGGCTAGAACCTGGTGATACTATACAGTTAAATACAGGAGTAGAGGACACTCCAATAATTACAAGTACAATTTTTAACAGAACCTTATCCGGAACAGTTGGCATTACAGTCCAAGTAAGTACAGAAAGTTCAGAATATCAAGGAGATGATGATAAACAATGGGCTACAACTTAATTAATTGGGATAATAGTCCCAGTAAACAAACACCAATCAATGCAGAAAATTTGAACCAAATGGACGAGAATATAGCTAAAGCTATACAAGGTACTAGGTTTAATTTTTCTGCAACCTTTACTTCTGATGGTGTGCTAAAGAACACAACATCAACAGAAGCATTAGGTGCAGGTAGTTTTGCGACAAGTCAGACAGATATTGTAACAGTATTTGTTGCAGATAATGTTGCAAAAATTAATAATGGTACTTTTAGTAATTGTACCTCACTAAAGACTATTTATATTGATAACACAGTTGGCAATGTTGAAATTGTAAGTGGTGCAGTACCTGACGGTGTTAGTATTGTTTACTCAAATGATGATAATTTTCTCAGTGTGAATGAACTTCTTGCAAGTGCTATTAAGTCGCTGAAGAAACAAGTAAATGCAGATAAGTCTGATTGGGAGAACAGAGCAACAAGTATTGAAGCTCAGCACAAAACAGATGTACAAACTTTAAACGCTAATATTAGTCAGGTTGCTGACAATTTACAGATTGTCAAAGAAACAGCACAACGAGAAATTGCAACAACTAATACGAATGTAAATGGCAAGGAAAGCCTATCTAATAAGGTTGATGTGATTACACACCCTAGCACAACTACTTATCCTAGCGTAAAAGGTGTGTGGGATTTTGTTGAAACAAAGTCAGAACAACCACGTGCAGACATTGCACAGAACAAAGCTGATATTGTTGTATTGAAAGTAGATAAAGTTGATAATACAGACTTTAATGCATACAAGACAAGCAACGATACAGCAGTAAAGCAGAACGCTACAGACATTGTACAACTTAAAGCAGATGTTTTACAAAACGCTATTAAAGTCACAACAGATAAGTCAACTAGCATTGTGCTTAATGACAGTAGTGATTGTAACATTGTTGGGTTAACTTTGTACGGTAAATCAACTCAAAGTGCAATACCTACACCAACAAATCATGTTGATATTAATAATATTAACAATCCGAGTATCACTTTTTCAAATGATAGTGATAGTCAAAGTATTAATATTCAATGCACATTAAGAGGTATAGGAAATGTGTGTGATACTCTAACAGTAAATAGCGATGGTACAGGTTACATAACACAAAGATTATTT